GGTGTGTTCACAGAACCATCACAAATTACAAAGAACGAATCCGAACCGTCTGGTTTTACTCCGGCAAATGCTCCGGCTTCCATCTCCGTAAAGAGGTAAGCACGAACATAATTCGTCAACTTGTTCCAGAGGTTTTGATCATTTGGCTCGAATACAGCCCATTGAGTACCCAATTTGATTGTGCGCTCAATTTTAGAGAGTTCACGGCGAACCGGAACATACATCGTACCGCCTGTAGAAAGACCCCTAGCACCCCAAGCCACAATACCCGCATTCTTGATTGGCTTGATAATGTTGATCTGGTTGCTATTAAGCGTGTCCTCATCAGCCGGAGCTAATGCGACCTTAGTACCTAAAGCACCTGTAATCACACCATCATTTACGCCCGCAGGAGCCTTAAATGCACCTCTTGTCCGGTCTGTTTCCGCATATACGCCCGCCATATGGCCTGCAACCGGAACATATTTCACCGGAGTTAATTTGTTGGTAGCAATCGGGTCATAGACCTGAATCCAAGGGAAGTACAGAGCCGCCGCATCCGAGCTTAACCCAGCGCGAAGTGTCTGAATTGTAGCCACCGTATCTGTCAGCGCACCATCGGTAATGAAGTAAGCCCCATAAGAAGCCGCTTTAGCATAAGCCGATTGGATGAAAGTCGAAGTCTGGTTATCCATACACACCAAGAGGCTGATCTCATTTTGAATCGTATCAAATTGAGACAACTGAGTTTGGAAGTCCGAAGTTGCTACTGTACCCTCAGTACCACCCACTAGAGGTTTAGCCGAACCTAAAAGGGTTGGGTTGATGGAGGTTGAACCAAGCCGCTGTACACGAATGTACTTGGAGAAGGTATTGATAACAGACTCAACAAACTGAGTCGTACCTGCTGTCAAAGAGCAGTTAATGAAGGACTCTACTTGTACACCATTGTAAGAAACAACAATGTCATAGTTTGCAGGAGTCCCTACGTTTGCAGTAGCCGTTACAGCAAGCTGATTACCCCATACTCCCGGGTCATCTACCAGAGTATTATCCGGAAGAATCGAAGAAGCTGTAATCTTGAGAACGTTCGCAGGCGTACCTTGGTTATCCACATACGTATAAGAAGCCGCTGTAGCCGCCGCAGGCATTACACGAACTTGATACATCGAAGTACCACCATTCGTAAAATAACCGTATACCCCATACGCATTATAAGCCCCAGACCAGAAAGGCGAAGACAAACCGTAAGCGTATTTATTTACATAATCCGCCCAAGAATTTACCTTAACAGCGATATTCGCAGGACCACGCTGAGTCTGACCTAGAAAGCCAGTAACACTCGTACTAACAGGTTGAATTGTCGTGCTAGTCATAGGAGCCTCATTTACAAACACTCCCGGACGAAGGTAAGTAGCCATCGTATATCCCTCCTATAAATTAGTTTTAAGACGATTTAGCTTTTTTCACAGGTTTAACAGGTTCATTATCAGAGACACTAACCTCTGGTGTTTGTTGTTCTGGTATATTAGAAACCTGAGAATCCTCCGTAACGACAAAATAATCCTTCGCTCGTTGGAATTCATCAGATGCTAATTGCTCTGCTGTAATCGGCCGCTCCTGTTGAGGAACAAAATGCAATTCTTCACCACAGAGAACCAATGTAAACACATGATCAGAAGCATTACGCACTATAGCCATAATTTCCTACCTCCTTTACTCGGTAGTTATCGTTGGATTTACCGTCTTCACCGTTTGAGAGGTTGTCCAATTATAAATATCATGCTCACACCGCACAACATACCTAAAAACCCTGCGGAATAACCGTAAAGGGATTTGTCCGTAATGTGCAGTAGCAAGGTTCTCCGTCTCAATTATCCGGTATCCTCTTTGCCACATATCCAGATCATAAGTATCGTTTATTGAAGGGTCTAGGACGGAAATCACGGCTCTCGGAGGAAAGTAAGAAGTAAATATGGATTCCATTTGAACAATATCATCCATATAGGCCGCCGCCAAAGTAAATGCGAAGAAGATGTTATAGGGGATAGGCATATCTTTAGTCTGTATAGTATTATTACTAGTATTTGCATTACCTTTTACTAGTATATCACTTTCATACCTAGTTTTGTCAGCTAAAATATCGTAATATTTGAAATTTATTTCTGGTAGAAGGTTCATAATATCATCCGGCCGGGAAGTAATATCCGGGGCAGAAAAAGTGACGGATATAGGTTTATTGTCTACTGAAATCGTGGCTAATCTTGTATTGAAGTAATCAACCAATTCAGGTATCCAAACTCCCATTATCTCCACCTCATTCCCGATTCTTCCGCTATTTTCTTCCAATTCGCTTCCATCTCATGCCGAGTTCGTTCATAAGCCATTGAGAAAAGAGGTCTTCCATACCGTTCCTCTAATTGAACCGCCAATCGGTACATAGAAATTTGATGTTTCGAAAAACCTTCATGCATAACGTCATTTCTAGCCCCGAAGTATAATCGGGATTCGGCATATCGGCCTCTAACAAATTGCCGGGCCTGATCAGATTTTAGGTAATCTAAAAATCCATCTGTAAATCTAAAAAATTCTTCAAGGGCACCCATACCCTCTTTATAATCAGCCCATTGTTCTGTCAGCGGTTTCCAATCCCCATCTTGATCTTCTATAATACGTACAACCTCATCCTGATAAATCCGGGCATTCTCATACATTACTTTCCGCGCCGCCGCCGAAACTTTCCCGGGCAGTTCCACCTCAATCAACCGACCTACTCGGTTCCAATTACCACTCATCGACACACCCATTAGGATACACCCCTCATCCCATAAATCACGATAAAGAGTGCCGAACTGTCAAATACCGTCTGGTTGTCTTCAATGTCCCTGATCTCATAAGTATCTCCATTCACAATCAGCCGGGCCCCTCTGCTAAAAGTAGGTTGGCCTATAGAAGTAGCCAAACCAACTCGCTGTAATTCCAATACTGGAACATATACAGTAACCGCGCCTAATTGAGTATGCCACCCACTATCCTCTAATTGAGATTCAATCCCTGTCGATTTGAGTTGGGCATAAAAAGAGATTGGATTTGACCAAGAAGCACCTTTTATATCCCCATAACGGTTCGCTGTGCCCGGTATCGGGGTAGAGATAGATACCTCGTTATTTAGCCGAGTAAACGCCTTCTGTAGGGCCTTCTCAATTCGAGTTATCCGGCTCATTGGAGATCACCCGGGTATAACCCCGTTTTGAATCCCGTTCTGGTATCCACCCGAATGGCCGTAGATACTTGAATCGTAGACCCTGCTACATCGGAATATTGTTTGAGGAGAGTATTCGCTAAATTCATGTAGTGAATGTGAGGTTGTTCCATTTTAAAATCGCCGCCGCCTGCCTTGATGTCAAAATCCTCCGCGTATTTAGCCGCCAAAGTGGTATATACCGTAGCCAAGGCCAACCAAACAACAAGATACTCCTCTGACTCCGGAAGAGAATCCACCGAATATTCAGGGGAGTGTTGATTTACAGCATCGCGGAGGAATTGTTCAAGGTCGGCCGGGTCGAAGGGATATTGGGTATCCGCAGGAATACGGGCCTGCAACCGAGATAACATATCATCCATTAGTGCCATAGACCTTCACTCCCCCAGATATGGATTAGATATAGATAACGTCCGATTCCCTCAGGACACGTTTCTGGTCTTGGGTTACTGTCAGTTCCACATCTTTTTCGATGTTCAGCCAACCCGCACCAACAAACAGATTCCCTAAAGTCTTCTTCGGTGTAACTTTCACCATTTTGTCTTCCAGTACAACAACCTCTTCTACCGCATCCGTATCAACCACTTGAACTTGTTCTGCTTTTGCCATAAGAATTACCTCCAATAAATTTTAGAATGTTTTAAATAATTTCTTTAAACCTTTTCTTTTGTATCTTAAGAAACTTAAGTAGCCCTAGTAAAGATACTTAAGTAGATAAGGGGGCCAATAAAGGCCCCGCCTATTTTAGAATTAGTTAGTCTCGATACGAACGATGTTAGCATCGAGCAAACGGCCTGCACCAAAGATTGCATACCAAGCCAAGTTATGAGTACGGCCAAAGTCAATGATACCGCCGTCTCTCATCTCAACTGGCAGGGCAATTGCCAAACCATATGCATTCTCACCAAACATAACCGCTTGGTAAACGTTCGCGCCGGATGCACCTGCACCGGAGAGGATAGGCATTTGAGTCGTCTCGATGATAACAACATCATCAATTCGGCCAATCTCACCTGCATATTGCTTACCGTAAGAGATAACGTTTTGGAACGTACCATCATCACGCAATTTACGGCTGTGATGCGGATGTACGAACAGAACGTAGAAATCGTTGTTGTACTTCGCCGCATTTTGAGTAGCCAAGATTTCAACTGCATCCTTAAGTTCTTTGGAAGTCAGGAAGTCGCCAGCCGCAACAGTAGCACGGGAAGCTTTGTTACCCGCATATACGACTTGCGTACCACCCAGAGCAACTGTACGAAGAGTGTTGTCCAAAGTTTTAGCATAGTCGATACCCAGCAACTTAGCCGCAGACCCCATAACATCATCAAAGGATGCTTGCAACAGCAGTTCGGATACGGAAATGGCATTACCATATTCCTGAACCGTAATGCTGATTTGTTGCGTGGAGAGCGATTGAGTGGACATTGGTGTATTTTCCACCAGAGCGCCACCAATTGGCAGGTTGTTGTAAATCGTAATGTTCATTTGCAGACCCGGTTGAACGGAAAGGTCCGTACGAGAAACCGCAAATTGTTCAAAACGAAGTACAGGCTGTGCTTGGAACCAAATATCGCGGGAGTACACCTGAATAATAGTTTGAGACAATGTAGACGTATAAGTAGTAGCCATGATAAATTCCTCCTAAAGGTTTTAGTTTAGTCTTACTTGATCATTCCGTCTTTCGCCGCTTTCAAAATTGCTTCGCGGTTTTTAGCAAAATCTTCGCGCGACATATTACGAATCTGATCAAC